CGGAGAGCAGTTCCATTGTGTCAAACGCAACAAATGGAATCGAACCACCTAGAGACTACTTGTCCGTTAAAAAATCAAAGAAAGGACCGCTTAAGCAGATTGTTCCAGGTTTTCCCCACCTAAAGAACAAGTACACATTGCTATGGGATATGGAATCCAATGAGGGTTACATAAAGATCGTAGCAGTAATGCAAAAGTTCTTTGATCAAGCGATCAGTGGTAACTGGAGTTATAATCCAGAGAACTATCCAGACAACGAAGTTCCTATGCAAGTAATGGCTATGGACTGGTTGACAACTTATAGATATGGATGGAAGACTTCTTATTATCAAAACACATATGATGCTAAGAAGGACGTTGATGAACCTGCACATCCAATTGGATGGAAGGATAACATTTCAGAAAGAGAGCAGTCTCTTGATGAATTAATTAATGAACTCGCTACTGTGGAGGATGACTGTGAGTCCTGTAAAATCTGATGTCCAAGGTGTGACTGTATTCAATCGTGACATTCACGACAATACTAAACAACCAATGTTTTTTGGTAAACCCTTGGGTGTACAGAGGTACGATGAGTACAAGTACCCTGTATTTGATAAGTTAACAACACAAATGTTAGGTTATTTCTGGAGACCTGAAGAGGTTTCATTACAGAAAGATAGAGCAGACTATACTCAGTTAACTTCAGCACAAAAACATATATTTACAAGCAATTTAAAGTACCAGATACTACTTGACTCAGTACAAGGACGTGCACCTGGTATGGCATTTTTACCTTACGTAGCACTACCTGAACTGGAAGGTGCTATGAATGTATGGCAGTTTATGGAGACTATCCATAGCAGATCATACACATATATTATTAAGAATGTATATCCTAATCCATCTGAAGTCTTCGATACTATTCTTGAAGATGATAGGATTATGTCACGTGCACAGTCAGTCACTAGAGCATATGATGAGTTCATTCAACTTGCAAGTGAGTGGGGTCAGAGTAATAACTGGAGAGATGATTGGCGAGATCATATCAATGCACAATGGTCTATGAAAGATCTAAAACGTGCATTGTATCGTGCAGTTATGAATGTTAATATCCTTGAAGGTATTAGATTCTACGTATCATTTGCTTGTAGCTTTGCCTTCGGTGAACTAAAGTTTATGGAAGGAAGTGCAAAGATCATTAGTTTAATTTCACGAGATGAGTCACAGCATCTTGTACTCACACAACAGATCCTAAAGTATTGGGATCAAGGTGATGATCCTGTGATGAGTGAGATTATTAAAGAGGAAAAGGATAACGTAATCAATATGTTTAAGAACGCAGTCGAAGAGGAGAAGGAGTGGGCAGAGTATCTCTTTAAAGATGGTACTATGATTGGTCTTAATGCTAGACTGCTAGAGAAATATGTTGAGTGGATTGCTAACAAACGTATGAAAGCAGTAGGTATCGCACCTGTCTATGATGTACCTGCACGTAACAATCCATTACCTTGGACAGAGCATTGGTTGAACTCTAAAGGTCAACAGAATGCACCACAGGAAACAGAGATTGAATCTTATGTTGTCGGTGGCATCAAACAAGACGTTAAGAAGGACACCTTCTCAGGATTTAAACTATGATTTTTTGGATTGGATTCTTCGTTATGTTTTTTAACGAAGGTTTTGTTATGATGAGACACGTGTCACCTTGGTTTGCAAATCGTAGACAAGGTTTCATTGATAGATTTGGTGAGAACATATGGTATAGGTTCCACGGTACATTAGATTATGTTTGGATGGGACTTGTCACATTAGGATTAATAGTTAATGGTAATAGACTGATACACATAGCAGCCTTGGTAGTCTTTTGGACTTTATCTTGGTTGATCTTTTACCTACCTAGATGGATGAAGAGATGAAGTACTTAGGTTGGGAATCTGGGATGTACTTAGGTGAAGTTCCTAAGTCTATTAGTGAACCAGTCAAGGCAAGGTTACTACACAACCCTTATTGGCCTTGGTTTTTGCAAACAGAAACCACGTCATACGATAAGGAGTTTAGTACCTCTATACCTGATGAATTATCAAGTGAGAACCCACAGTTTATGCACACTGTACTCAATACATTAGGTGAGATAGTATCACCCGATGGATATGAGAAAGTGTGTGAACCAGTATGGAAGTGGATAGTATCTAACACAAAGATGCCTGAGTTCTCAGACTTCAGAAGAATAAAAATTAATCTTGCACCTAAAAGAGAATCTAATACCCTCTACCATACTCCTCACGTTGACTTTGATCAACCACACTGGACTATCATTTACTATGTGAATGACTCTGATGGTCCAACATTCTTCTTCAAACAAAGGTACGACGGTACCAAACAAAAATTAGAAATAGAACAAAAAGTTGAACCTAGACAGGGTAGGTTCGTTTTGTTTGATGGATTGCAGTATCACACAAGTAGCAATCCGCAATACAATGATATGAGATGCGTAATCAATTTCAATTACACCTCAAGTTCCTCCGACAACTTAAACAAGAGCTTAGACGTGAACCCAGAGAACCATTGACACCTGACTTTTATAAGAAGATGCATAAGTTAAAACCAAAAGGTTCACGAAGATACAAAAAGTAGTTTTAGCTACAAAAGTTGCTAAATAGTTGTGCATATGCTAACATATGCATACGTTCGCCCTTCGGGGTGCAAGTAGGTCACGGAACGGAGCGTTCATCCCAATGTTACCCATCCTATCTCTTCTAGCAGTGCTGGCAACAGCAATTTCTTGTGAAGATGTAGCTGAAAAGATACAACGAACAAGGAATCATAAACAACTGTCTGAAGATGAAAAGGCTGAGATCATTGAAATCTATAAGATTCATTTGGTTGAGACTGTAGGATTGGAATGTAATTGGGACGCAAATGTCTGAAGGAACGGGGCTAAAAATCCTACTACTTTGGAGTAAAACAATGGCAAAAGTCATCTACCGTGGTGTCGAATACGACACTAAAGAGTACAACGCTAAGGTTCTCGATGAGAATGCAAAGCGTAACAGACACGATCTTATGTATCGTGGACTGAAGGTTCAAAAAGCATACGCTTAACCTGTACCACCGACTTAGAACAGTCTATGTCAGTACTTAAAGAGATCCCTTGTTGGATCTCTTTTTTTGTGGTAATATATAATCTAAAGATATAAGAAACTATGAAGATCTTTCTTGATTGTTCGGATCCTGATCTCATTGGTCACGCACTAGAGACTGGTCTTGTAGATGGTGTTACCACCAACCCAACTCTGATGAAGAAGTTGGGACAAGATCCAGAAGAAGTTATTAAACGTATTGCAGAGATGTTCCCTTGGGATGCATCTATATCTGCTGAGGTGGTTGGTCAGAATGCTGATGAGATGCTAGAGATGGCATCCAAATACATTAGGATCGCACCTAACATTACAGTTAAACTACCTTGTACACGTGAAGGATTGATTGCTTGTGGTGATCTGAATGCTGATGACATTTCAACTAATGTTACTCTAGTATTTTCTCCTGCACAGGCAGTTCTTGCTGCTAAGGCAGGTGCTAGTTACATCTCACCTTTTATAGGAAGGGTTGCTGATCAGTATTGGGATGGACTATCTCTTATAAAAGATATTCGTAAAATTTATGACCGTAATGACGTACAAACTAAGATCCTTGCAGCAAGTATTAGGACTCCCCTTGATGTACCCAATGCCTTTGGAGTGGGTGCTGACGTATGCACTTTACCGTACGACATATTCAACAAACTGTTTGACCATTGTTTAACTACAGCAGGTCTAGAACAGTTTGATAGAGATTGGGAACAACTAATGGAAGAATTGCTACCTGAAGATGAATGAACTAACAGAATTAAAAAAGCAAGCTAGCTTACTGATCTTGCTGAGAAAGTATGCTTATAAGAAGGGAGAATTTACTCTCTCTTCTGGTATGACTAGTCAGCATTATGTTAATTGCAAACCATTGATCCTTACAACTGTAGGATTGAATCTTGTTTGTGATGAGATGCTTAAGCACATTGATACTGCTTGTGTAGCAGGTCTTACTCTAGGTGCTGACCCATTAGTGTCAGGTCTAGTGATGAAAGGAAAGTGTGGTCTTATTATTAGGAAGGAACCTAAAGGACACGGTACTGCATCACAAGTAGAAGGACCGTTACCTCCCATAGGAACATCCATCACTGTTGTAGAAGATGTCACCACTACAGGTGGATCATCACTCAAAGCAGTTCAAGTCCTAAGAGATCTAGACTACAACGTTGATCGTGTTGTTACGATTGTTGACAGAGAGGACTGTGCTAAGGAAAGGTTCTTGACAGAGGGTGTAGAATTGAAGAGTCTTATAACCCTCAGTGAATTAGAATTATGAAGAGTGACACCCTCCTGAAGATCTATATCGCAGTCAAGAAGAAGAAGTATAAGTATGTACCTCCTCGTAAGTCACACAACGTACATTTATTCGGATGAAATGGCAAGTAAAATTCTTGCACGAAGGGCAAGAGTATGGTATGGTAGTAGAAACTTCCTTTAAACATCAAGCTAATGAATTAGCAAAGACTATGGTAAGGAGGATGGATGGTATCGACATCGAACCTATTGGAGAACCTACTTTATGGACAGAGAAAAAGTAAAGGAGATTATCAGACAACTTAAAACCATCACCTTTGAGTTGGAATCTGAGGTCTGGTCTGACGTGTCTAAATACACGGAAGGACCAAACATTATGATCGGTGATGACAACGACGGAGAATACTAATGAAAAAACTTTGGAAGGAGATTACGAGAACCCCTGGACCTATAAGGGTTCAACTTTTACTTCTGCTGACATTGACGGCTTCTTCGGTTACGTCTACTG